CCTAATGCAAGTTGGTTGTAATAGGTTTGGGGTTGCCAAGACTTTTATACATTGTGATGTGGATAAGTCAAAAGACCCTGATGTTATATGGTTATATTAATAAAATAAATTTGAATAATAATTAAAATTAAATACAATGGAAAAGTTTTTACAGAAGTACCTTATCGGAAAGATGCTAAAGTCAAAGAAATTTTGGTACGCAATTAGTTCGGTAGTAGTTCCTGCACTTGTTACTTATTTAGGTGTAGATGAAGCAACTGCTAAAGATTTATACTACGCTATACTTACGCTAATTGTTGGTCAAGGAATTGCTGACGTTGCAAAGAGATAATAGATACAGATTAAAACCACACGAGGTAGCCACTTTACAAAAGATGCGAGAACAAGAAGCTAGGAATGTCTTAGTGATTGGAGATTTGCACGAACCCTTTTGTCTAGATGGTTATCTTGATTGGTGTCTAGAACAATACTATGATTATGGCTGCTCTGAAGTTGTATTTATAGGCGATGTAATCGATAACCATTTTTCAAGCTACCACGAAACATCAGCAGATGGAATGGGTGGAGCTGAAGAATTAGAATTTGCTATCAAAAGAATAGCAAGATGGAGAAACGCTTTTCCTATGGCTACTGTAATTATAGGAAATCACGATAGAATCATAATGCGTAAAGCACAAACCTCAGCTATCCCTTCTAAATGGATCAAGTCTTACAAAGAAGTATTAGAAACTCCTGATTGGAATTTTGTAGAAAGATACGAGAAAGATAATGTACAATACATTCATGGAGAAGGTGGAACTGCGAGATCTAAGTGTCGTGCTGATATGATGAATACTGTACAAGGACACTTACACACACAATGCTACACCGAACACTATGTAGGAAAGAAATTTAGAGTATTCGGAACTCAAGTTGGTTGTGGAATAAACCATAAAGCTTACGCAATGGCTTACGCTAAGTATGGTAAAAGACCTGCCGTTGGGTGTGCAGTTATACTAAACAACGGAAAAACACCTTTAAACCTTTTAATGCCCTTATAATGTGTAGGGATAAAACCATAAATAAGTGGACTTTTATTGTCTATTTTACTGTTATGGTGATAGTATTTTTACTCGGATTATAACCCCCCTTATCTAGTAAATTATCTATTAACATTTAAATTGTTAATAACTTTGATAATAATTATGTTGATAATAGAATTATTTATTATCTTTGACCTATTATTAATCATTAAGAAATTATATTATGAAAACAAATTTTAGAATGAAAGAAGCAACAAACAAAGAAGAAGCTATTATATCTATATTAGATGTTATAGATGAAAACCCACTTTGGCTTAATAAAATTACTGATGGATTGTTTATATTAATAAAAAACATTGAGTCAGAACATAAAAGATTTTTATTAGAAAAGTCAATGGAAGAACAAGTCATAGATTTGTTTGTTAAACTTAAAAGTGAATATTATAATTACAAAGACAATACACAATGGAGTTAGATTATAATAAGCCAAAAGTCTCTTGGGTTACAGGTAAGCCATTAGACAATACTAAAGTAATAGCTGAGGAATGGTTATTAAAACCTCAGTTCATTCCCGTTCAATTACCGAGTATCTGTGGGTTTTCTAACTTTGATTATAAAGAGAACAATAGGTCAGTTATTGTTATAGGAACTGAACTTCAAATCTATAATAAGTTTTGTGAAATGCTAAGAGATTATGGTTGGCAAGAACAAGACACTTGGTCTATTGACCTTAAACCAAGTTGGAGAATGCACTATAAAAATAATAATAAACAACCTTTAATAATTAATTTGATATGACACCAATTGAACTAGAAGAACAAGAAACACACAAAAGCTTAAGAGATATAAACACTTTTCAATGTGTAGGTAACGAGCTATTTCTAAGAGGTAAAGATGAATGGGGCAAAGACCTTACAATTTGTTTTGATGCCTTTAATTTTTTAGAATGGATAGACAAAGAACAAATAGAATATATTAAACAAAAAGTAATACAATATATTGAAGAAAAATAAATTTTGTATTTTTAACCAAATTATTAACAAAGAATATATATATGAAAACTGAAAAACTAAAAGAAAAGTACGAACGATATGAGCTTACAAGAGATGATATTTTTAAGCACCAACACTATCTTATCATAACACGTTCAGGCATAGAGAAGATACAAGCATTAGAAAACATTACAATATGGTATGAAGTTGTAAAATGTGAAAATAACTTTGCAGCAGTAAAAGCAACAGGAACGAAGGATACGCTTACAATAGAAACATTCGGTTCTGCTTTAAAAGGAGAAGGATATAAAGATGGCAATTGTAATAGTTGGTACGTTTTAGAAATGGCAGAGAAAAGAGCAATGAGCAGAGCAGTCCTTAAACTTACAGGTTTCTATGAGTTAGGGGTGTTTGGAGAAGATGAATCAGAAGATTTTAAAAAATAATAATAATTAAATAAATAAAAAGATGACAATCAAAGGAAAACTAATCAAGAAACTAGATGTTGAACGTGGAACATCTAAAGCAGGAAAAGAGTGGCAAAGACAATCAATACTTGTAGATCAAGGAGGTGAATATAATAAAGAGGTTGTAGTTGGGTTCTTTGGAGATAAAATGAAACAACTAAGAGATTTAGAAGAAGGTTCAATGGTAGATATTTTAGTTAATATATATTCAAGAGAATTTAAGGGTAAGTATTATCATTCTATTGATGGATATGCGATAGCTAATTTAAGTGGTCAAGAAGCTTCATCACAAGCTGATGATGATATGCCTTTCTAAGATGACTGCAGAAGATAACTTTAAAACCCTTTGCGACCTTGCTACAAATTTAGTAGGGTTGCCTAAAGGTTCTTTGTCTATTAAAAATAGAAAGATAAAATACCAAGTACCTAGAGCAGTTGTTAGTATGATAGCAAGACTAGAAGATGGAACACATAGAGAAACTATCGCTAAAGTATTAGACAGAAATAGAACGAGTATAAATCATTATGAGAGAACTCACTCAGCTAATTATTCATCATTCCCTTATTATCGTGATACATTTAACAAGATCTATAACGCTTATGTAGATATAAAAGAAGCGAAAAAGACTTTTGTGGATATGTATAATTTAAAAGAATATCTAAGAAAGAATGGTGTTAGGAATAGTTCAAATCATCAGACTACTATACGTATTATTTCAGGTAAATTTGGAACTGACATTAAAGTTTCTTACAGAGATTTTTATAATCAATTAGAAATTTGTAAGTTAGTGCTCCAAAATTATCAACACGAAATACAAGTTATATGAAGGACAAACCTAATTATTATGCAGTTATACCTGCTAATGTAAGATATGATAAATCATTAACCCCTAATGCTAAATTGCTTTATGCTGAGATCACAGCTTTATGCAATATGAATGGTAAATGTACAGCTTCAACTCAATACTTTTGTAAACTTTATGAAGTAAGCAGAGTTTCAGTACAAAAATGGTTAAAGTCTTTATCAGATAATAATTATATAAAACGTGTTAATATATATAAACAAGGTAGTAAAGAAATATTATCTAGGGTAATAACTTTAGTTAACACTCCTAGTAAAGAAAAGTTTACAGATAATACTAATATAACTATAGATAATACTAATCTTACAGATAGTAATAAGGCAATTCCCTTTAAAAAACCTACATTAGATGAAATTAGAAATTATTGTATATTACGCAAAAATAATATAGATGCTGAAGCATTTTTAGATTTTTATGAAAGCAAAAATTTTATGATAGGTAAAAATAAAATGAAGGATTGGAAAGCTTGTGTTCGAACTTGGGAACGTAGAGATGTGAAGAAAACAACAATGTCTAAGTTAGATGCACAAATAAATGCTTGGCAAGAAGCTAAAAAATTAATATGAAACCACTAAAACAAGAAAATTTAAAAGAGCTTACCTCAAAAGTATTAGATTTAGTAGCAAAGACATCAGTTGAAATAGGTCATAAGACAGATCCTCAAACTATGGCTAGTCTTAGTAAGATATTTGCTGCTGACTTAATTAAAGAGAAAAGATTTGGTAATATGACTTTTAACCAAATAGAGGATGCTTTTCATCAAGGAGTTAGGTTTGGTAAAGATGAACCCTTTTTAAACATTAGAACTTTCTACAAATGGTGTTATGCTCAAAAGAAACTAATTGACAATGCGTATTACGAAGTACATACATTAGGACAACCAAAAGGAAACACCTTATGGTATCAAGAACCTTTAAAATTATTAAAATGATAGGATGGGTAATAGTAACAGCCGTTGTTATGTGGCTAATTAGAGAAATCAGATGAAGATATTAACAATCGTATGGGGAATAATAATTATAGTTTGTATATTAGAAGCCATATTCTGCACTAAATTTGAGGATGAAATTTGAAAGAAAAGAGCATAGAGAAAGACAGAATAATGCTTTAAAAAAATTTTGCAATCATTTTGATATGACTTATGGTTCACACGAGGACTATGCTCATATAGACGCAGCTCTTTATTATAAGGGAAAATTAACAGGGTTTGCAGAGGTAAAGGGAGTTCATAAAAATATAGAGGATAAGCAAGATGTTATAGTAGCAATGCGTAAGGTTGTTCAAGCTCAAAAGCTTCAGGTACATAGTGGCAAACCCGTAGCAATTATATGGGCTTTCAATAATGCTATTATCTATGAAAGAATTAATAATTTGAGAGGTATATTTTATTATGGAGGTAGAGCGGTAAGAGAAGGAAGTACTTATGACCAAGAAATGCTAATAAAAGTTTTAATTAAAAACTTAATAAGAATTGAAGAAAACAATTAGCAAATTAAAAAAAGAATTAGACAAATGGTTTAGTCTTTACATTAGACTAAGAGAAGCAACAGATACAGGTCTTTGCCAATGCTTCACTTGTGGTAAGGTGGCTCATTATAAACAAGGAGGTATGCAAAATGGTCATTTTCAGTCTAGACGATTCCTACCTACAAGATTTGATGAAGAAAATTGTCAAGTACAATGCGTAAAGTGCAATATGTATGCACAAGGAGAACAATACAAATTCGGCTTATATTTAGATGGTAAATATGGAGAAGGAACTGCTCAAGAACTAGAGTACTTAGCAAGGACAACAATTAAGCTTGGTAGAGTAGATTATGAAGAAAAGATAGTTTATTACAAATCACTTGTTGAAAACTTAAAAAAAGAAAAAGGAATTGAGTAAACTTTTTGACTATGTTTGACGTATGATTAAGCCGATCTATTCAAGCGAAAAGCATAAAGCAATAATTGAGACTTATATTCTAATGTGTACAGAGTTCGTAAAAGACGCAAGTACAAAGAAAAGATACCAAAACTATTTAGAAGTATTAGATATTATTATTGAATACCATAATAACTACGGATCAGGAGTTAAAGAAAATAATTGGTATGATTGGTTAATGATAATTCCTATCAATTTATCCGTAGCAACAAATGGGTTCTTTGCAGGACTTGAAACCAAAAGCAATGCTTCAATTCTAAAAGCATATAAAACTGTTTTAAATGAAATGGTATTTGATGTTACAGATAAGATAGATGAACTAGAACCTCAAGATGAATAATATCTATCTTGAAATATCAAAGTTAAGTGATAAGTTCAGAGAGATGTCTTATGGACTTTGCCAAGATAAGGAAAAGATAAATGACGCAGTACAGGAGTTGATGCTCTATTTTATGAGTATGAACCCTGAAACACTAAAAGGCATTTGGGATAAAGATGGTAAAGATGGCTTGATAAGATATGGAGCAGTAGTATTAAGAAGAAGTTTAACAAGTGTAAGAAGCCCATTTTATTATAAGTATGAAAAATATTATACAAATATTGATAGGTTTGTGGGTAATGGGGTTACTTCTATTACTCACTTTGATTATGGAGGTGATAATAATTATTATAAGAATATATCAAACATTGCAAACGAAGAAGTAGAAAGTTATCAATGGCAAAAGCTAGATCAAATAGATAGACAGTTAGACAAATTAGAAAGTTGGTACGATAGGGAATTGTTTAAGTTATATTACTATGAAGGTAATACTCTCGATTCTCTAGCAGCTAAGACTAAGATAAGTAGGAATAGCTTATTTACAACAATAGACAAAGTAAGAACACTTTTAAAAAAGGCATTAAATGAAGATATATAATCCTGATAAGTGTAGTTCCTTTGAGATGATGTTTGGTTTTCCTCAGACATTACCGATAAAAAAAAGAAAGAAACCGAAAAAGAAGAAAAGTGAATAAGTTCTTTGTACCTGATAACGTATATGAAGATAGAATAGAAATATGCAAAAGTTGTATTTATTATTTCAAACCAACAGGGACGTGCAAGGATTGCGGCTGTTTTATGAAAATCAAGGCACGTTTAGCACCAATGGCTTGTAGTCAGAATAAATGGCAAAAAACAACTCAGATAGAAGTTCCTGAAGATTTACCTCAGGATATAATAGATGAAATCGCTGAAGTATGGAAGGGTGTAAATACAGGCAGGGCTAAAAGTGTACAGGCAAAAGCTAGAATGATAGAATTGTGGAATATTATTTCAGGTAGTAATTATAATACTAAAACCAACTGTGGGAGTTGTATATCTACTTGTTTTGATGGAATAAAAAAACTTTATAAAAAATATAATGAATAATTTAATAACGATATGGCCGAACTAAAAAAGAAAAGCTACAAATCAATTAAGTCTGTTTTACGTTTTCATATTAAGAAGAATGTAAAAAGTCTATGGACTTGGGAACAAGGAGAAGATGAGAATTTTACTTGTATCTATGAAAACTACGATGGTGATGCTAGGATATACACTCCCCATCAATTACTTAAATTAATAGAAAAGATATGATGATACTTTCAACCATAGTAATATCAGCAACATTCTTGTTCTTAATTTATACAATAATAGAGAATAAGATTAGAATAAAGAACAATGAAAAATTAATAAGGAACTTAAAAAAATTTGAAAATGAATGATTATAAAAACAGTCCTGAACCTCATTACTATCAGGGAAAACTATATGGCTACTCAGCTAGAAACATTGTAGATGATTTTAGTCTTAGTGCTTGGAATGCTCAGGCACTTCAATATATATTAAGAGCAGGTAAAAAAGATGGAAATCCTGCTGAACAAGATATAAGAAAAGCAATTAATGTACTACACTTTGAATTGGATAGATTATACAAAGAAAGTGATGTTAAAGCAGGAGGACTAGCACAATGACTTTATATACGTGCAAATGTAATAAAGAAAGCAAAGAAGTTGCTAAAGCCAAAATAATTTATGTAGATGGCTCTTGGGTTGCTGATGTTGTTTGTAGTTGTGGTAAATATATGGATAGTGAACCTGCTGAAGGTATGCCTAACCTTATAAGGACTGAACCTACCTTATCTAAAAAAGGTGATAAACTTTGGGCTAGTGCTAAAGAAAAGCTAGTAGGTGAACGAGGTATCAATGAATCATTCGATTAAATAAAAATAAGAAAATTCTATTATATAATATGAAACAAAAAGTAAGCATAAGTAAAGTAAAGGGAAATCCTAATAACCCTAGAATCATTAAGAATGATAAATTTAAAAAGCTAGTTAAATCAATAAAGGAATTTCCTGAAATGTTAAAGCTCAGACCTATTGTAGTTGATGAAGATATGATAGTGCTTGGTGGTAATATGAGATTAAGGGCAAGTAAAGACGCGGGGCTTAAAGAAGTATGGATTGAAATAGCAGAAGGACTTACTGAAGAACAAAAGAAAGAGTTTATAGTTAAAGACAATGTAGGGTTTGGAGAGTGGGAATGGGATGTGTTAGCCAATGAATGGGATAGCTCACAGCTTATAGAGTGGGGATTAGATGTGTGGTTAAATGAAGATGATATAAAAGAATTAAAAAACCCTGATAATAAAGAAAGCGAAAACCCTTTTGCAACAGAATTAGACAGAGAGAGTAATTATATTGTTTTGAAGTTTGATAATGATATAGATTGGATTCAGGCAAAAACATTATTTGATTTAAAGACAGAAACGGCTAGAAGGCAAAATGGGAAACCTTGGAGTAGTGGTATTGGCAGAGTGTTAAATGGTGCAGATGCTATAAATAAATTAAAAAATGAAGGTTAAAATATTTGCGCCATCATACAAGAGATCACAAAAAAGTATTACTCAGATTACCTATCCTGAAGTAAAATTAGTAGTTCGGGAAAGTGAAGCGGAAGAATATAGAAATAATGGGAATGATATTATTGTATGTCCTGACAGTGCACAGGGAAATTTATGTAGAGTAAGGAATTGGATATTAAATAATCTTTATGATGATGCAGATTGTATTGTTATATTAGATGATGATTGTAGAGGTGTAGGTAGATGGGATAGTCAGAATGATATTAAGTTTAGTCAAGATGAATTATTGGAGTTTTGTGAGAGTTCTGCAATTTTATGTGATGAATTAGGATATAAATTTTGGGGGGTAAATTGTATAACGGATAAGGGTGCTTACAGAGAATATACTCCTTTTGGTTTTTTGCAATATATAGGCGGACCCTTTCAAGCCCATTTAAAAGATAGCGAAATAAGATATGATGAGAATTTACCGTTAAAAGAAGATTATGATCTAACACTTCAGCATATACAGAGATATGGTGGGTGTTTAAGAGTGAATTATGCTCATTATCAAGTTAAACAAGCAGAACAAACAGGGGGGTGTGCTAGTATAAGGAACTTACAAAAGGAAAAGCAGCAGTTCTTTGCGTTGCAAAACAAATGGGGAAAGGATATTGTAGTTAGGGATAAGGGGAGCAAAAGAACTTTTGATTTTAATCCTATAATAAAAGTACCAATAAAAGGAGTTTAAAATGGAACAAAATAGAACAAAGATTAACAAAGAGAGATTACTAAAAGCTTTAGAGAGTAGTCTAGGAGTAATTACTACTGCATTAAAGGCAACTGAATTATCACGAACAAACTTTTATAAATGGCTAAAAGAAGATGAGGAATTTGCAGCAAAGGTTGAGGAAATAGAAAGCATACAAAAAGACTTTATTAAATCAAAGTATTATGAATGTGTAAAAGACAAAGTGCCTTCAGTTGTAATACACGCAGCTAAGACTAGACTTGGGTGGAATGAAACAAATAGAGTAGACATAACTTCAGGGGATAAAGCAATTAATATGCCTGTAATAACATTTGTTGAAACTGATACTGAATAAGAAATACAATCCTTTATTTTCTTCTGATGCTCGTTATTTTATAATCACAGGCGGTAGAGGATCAGGAAAGTCTTTTGCTGTTACAGTCTTTCTTACTTTACTTACAATGACTAAAGGTATTAGAATACTCTTTACTCGTTTTACAATGACTTCAGCTCACCTGTCAATTATTCCTGAGTTCTTAGAAAAGATAGGGCTTTTAGGGTTTGATGAAGTATTTAGTATTAATAAAGCAGAAGTAGTAAATACAAGCAATCAATCAGACATTTTATTTAGAGGTATTAGAACATCAGCAGGAAACCAAACAGCAAGTTTAAAATCTTTACAGGGAATAAGCACTTGGGTATTAGACGAGGCAGAAGAATTAGTTGATGAAAACATTTTTGACACTATTGATTTAAGTATTAGAGAAAAGGACATACACAATAGAGTAGTATTAATATTAAACCCTGTTACTAAAGAACATTGGATATACAAACGCTTCTTTGAGGATAAAGGCGTAGAGGGTGGTTTTAACGGCTTTAAGGACAATGTATGCTATATCCATACTAGCTACCTAGATAACATTAAAAACCTCTCACAGAGCTTCCTAGAGCGTATTAAAGCTATAAGACATAAGAATTTTAAAAAGTATCAGCACAAAATACTCGGTGGGTGGTTAGATAAGGCAGAAGGAGTTGTGTTTGAGAATTGGAGTATAGGTGCTTTTAATCCTGACGGACTTCAAACATCTTGTGGAATGGACTTTGGGTTCTCAGTAGATCCTGATAGCTTAACTGAAGTAGCTATTGACAAAAAGAAACATAAGATATATCTTAAAGAGCATATCTATAAGAACGGATTGAAGTCAAATGAATTGGCTAAGATAATATTAGATAAAGTAGGTTCTTCTTTGATTATAGCCGATAGTGCAGAGCCAAGACTAATAGCAGACCTTAAACATTTAGGAGTTAATATCAAACCTGTTAAAAAGGGAACTATTGAAAGTGGTATAACTAGGATGCAAGACTATGAACTAATCATAACACCTGAATCAACTAATATAGCAAAAGAGCTGAACAACTATGTCTATGCAGATAAGGGTTCTAAGCTTTATGTAGATAACTACAATCACGCAATAGACGGAGTTAGGTATAATGTTATTTATCACTTAGACAACCCTAATGCAGGAAGGTATTTTGTACAGTAAACTAAAATCAGGAAATTTCTATTATATAGTATATGAAAGTTAAAATTGAGAAAGAAGGGAAGGTTAAAAAATTTAAATTAATAAACAGTTGGTCAGAAGTTACTTTAGAAACTTGGCTTAAACTTATAAAATTTAAAGAAGTAACAAAGAGTGAGGAAGCAGAAGAAACAATAGCAGCTTTGTCTAATATTCCAAAGAAGTTAATAAAGGAATTGGGAATACAAGATGTAGCTGTGATAATGAGTAAGATAGCAGAGTATCAAAAGAAGGAAGATAAGTTCTTAAAAAAGATAATTAGTGTAGAAGGTAAGGAGTATGGGTTCCACCCTGATTTGTCTGAAATTACTTTAGGAGAATATGCAGATATTGAAACATTTATAAAAGATGATATTGAAAAGAATTTGCCTGAATTAATGGCTGTATTATATAGACCAATAAAAGAAAAGAAAAATGATATTTATACTATTGAAGCTTATGATGGTAATATACGACTCAGGGCAGAAGAAATGAAAAAGATGTCAGCAGAACAAGTGCAAAGTGCATTGGTTTTTTTTTATCTTTTCGTGAAGGTATTGTTCGCGACTTTGCCATTGTTTTTGATGAAACAGCTGAAGGAAATGAAGAAGCAATAGGGGATAAAAACTTTGCAGAAAAGTGGT